AAAGAATAATTCTTTAACGGGGTTTATAAATTTTAACAGCGCCGATTTCTTCGTTTCATTAGGTTTAAATGTTACTGTAGAAACCTGTAATTGTGTAATCAAATAATCCATGGGTCTCGTGAGTAAATAATTACGCTCATCTTCGGTAACAAAGAAAAAGTCTACTAAGACGGAAGCATTTAAAATTCTCCCATCTTCGGTGACTTCTCGAGTAACATTTCCATCTCCCTGAATGGTATATTTAAACGTAACATCGTCATCGATATCCTTGAACGTTAATTCTATTTCTATCATCTGTTTTTTAAGCGCACACACGGGTATAGCCAAACTTGGGTTCCTAAAAAAATAAAAGGGAAGATTTACATAAAATGTATCGTATGACCCAGATACAGTTAAGTGGTTCCCCTGACCATTTAAGAAATAAAGTGTTTGAGCGACGTCATCTTTATTACTATGTAGCTGGTCGTACATCGTTATGTATTCCCCCGTGAGTCGTTCGATTGTTTGGCCTCCCATCTTAAGATCCACATGTTTTAATAGATTTTTCGCCACTGGTATGTTATAATAGTGTTTTTCCGTGGATGTATTGGTGGGTAATGTTCCTAATCGTAATTTAAGAGTCATAGATCTAACCAAGTCCCCGACGTTATTAGGTACTATAGACCGTAAATTACTCCCAAGTTTGAAATCACCTGTAAAAGGTAACTCGACCGTTTCGGTGGAAAATCGAGTATGCCTTCTAAATATTGTAACAAAATACGAGTAACTGGGGTCTCCGGAAAGCCATTGATCTTGAATTCCCCTGACGGCGATTCTAGCTCGACCAGCCATTCTTAATACATGCGAGTAAAATTTTGTGAAATAAAACGGTGCAGTATTATAGATGGATTTACGTTTAAGAAAATTTAAACCAGCGGCTATGGCCGACGATAAAGTATGTGTATTTATAGGTAAAAGAAATACAGGTAAATCCACACTTGTTACCGATATTTTGTGGCACAAAAAGCATTTACCAGCGGGTATAGTCTTGTCTGCTACAGAAGAGGGTAATCATTACTATCAACAATTTATACCAGATCTGTTCATATACGGAGATTACGATAGAGAGGCGATAGAGAGAGTTATGGACCGTCAGAGAAAGCTCGTGGGTGCTGGAAAGAAAAACTGTGGCGCATTCCTCTTATTGGACGATTGTATGTACGACAATAAATTCATGCGCGATACATGCATCAGGCAATGTTTTATGAACGGCAGACACTGGAAAATTTTTTTCATGTTGACGATGCAGTATTGTATGGACTTACCACCGGCGCTGCGAGCTAACGTAGATTATGTGTTTATTCTCAGGGAAAATATCATTCAGAATCGAGAGAAGCTTTACAAATCCTTTTTTGGTATTTTCCCGACGTTCGATATGTTTAATAAGGTGATGGATAGTTGTACCGAGAATTATGAATGTTTGGTTTTAGATAATACGTCTAAATCAAATAAAATAGAAGACTGTGTATTCTGGTACAAGGCGAATTTACATAAAAATTTCAAAGTAGGTGCACCGGAATATTGGCAGGCGCATAAAAAGATGTTTAACCCGAAAGGAAGTTCTATAAATCGTCTAGATCCCAAGAAGATAAAAAATAGATCCACACAACTTAAGGTTACCAAGACGAGATAATTTTATCTCTTTACAGTAAGATGCCCACACCTAGATCGGGTACATCCATGAACATAAATCAGGGAAACAGAAATGTCGAAAATTACCTGTTTAGGCGAAATGTCATGAACATAAATACAGTTGGTTCGGGTATGTTAGGTAAGCGAAAGCGTCTTCCATCGAACTACATACCCGTCGCTAACAGTGCAAAACGAAAAGATCTAGAAATGGTAGCAAAGGTTGTCAGAGTTTCCAACACGAGAGCATCTATACAGCTCCCCAAACGTGTAATAAAAGAGTTACGTTCGATAAACAATATGTCCACTCTTAAAAGGTGGGAATACGGTGGTAAAATAGATTTTGTGTCCGACGGTAATACGATTAAATTTAACGTTCCTACACGTTTCACCTCGCAACAAAGAATGCAAGTGAACGGGCATATCGTAGGAATTTTTAGGAATTCTTACATTTCATACCACACACACCCGGGTATATCGACTGCTACGGGTAATACACCTTTACCCTCGAATACTCGAAACGTGTACGTCACACTTCCAAGTGGAGCAGATTTTGAAGCGTATATTAAGGGGTATCCGGGAATGCAAGCGAACATCATCGCAGATAGACACGGATATTACGTTATCGATATTTTGGAGTCCGTAGATAGGGGACAGAGACCCGTTCCCGCCACCGTGAATAGACACATGGAATGGGTTCGTTCTCAGCCATTTTTCACTTCTAGAGTGTTTGGGGAAGATGGGCAGGAGTATTTTCAGACTACGTTAAGAGACTGGAAAGGGGCTATTAACGGAGAATTGAATACACACATGAAGCGTATATTTGGTATTTCTATAAAGTATTACATGTACGACGAAGAACCCGCTACGATTACGGTGAGTCGTGTCGACAATTCGAGCGGTCGATAGAATCTTCTAATTCATCGACTTCATACCATGCGAAATGACATTCTTTTGAATTTTTATCATGTGAGCATATTTCTTCAGCTTCCTCTATAGCTTCCTTGAAACGTAGACGAAGACGTAAATTTTCCGTTACTGTTTTTTTAGACCGTGTTTTGATAGATTTCTTTTCATATAAATTATTCAGGACGTTTTCCCTAGTTTTCGCCAGCCTGTATTTATATGAATCATTTGCGGAATACATAAAACATACCATACTATTATATCAGAAATTATGTTTATATATATTAAGAATGGCTGGTAATTGGCTACTTAATGTAGAGGTTATCATTCGAATGATGATGATATTCGGAACTATATTCATACAGCTTTTATGGGCAAAGAAGAGTATTCCGGGTTGGGATGAATATGCTATTTCCGGAGCCGCGATAATATCTATATTTTTTCATTGGTTTTTAGTTTTATTTAAACCCAATCTCGTAAAGGATCTTATAAAAATGACCAGATAAACGAGTACCGGATTAAAATTTTACACTTAAGTTAATTTTTAATATGTTTAATTTAAGTATAAAACATGACGTACACCATCAGTGCATCCTGGGACGAGCTCGAACGCCAATCGTTTGATTCGATCGTATATTATACAGAACGCGCGACTGAATATGTTGAAACGAATTTTCCCAACTATCCAAATACTCTCAAAGTTCAACTCATCACGATGATGGTTAATAATTCGAACAACCAGTGGACCACATCAACCAATTTTATCGCTGCACAAGAGCACCTTAGTAGACAGCAAGAAGATTAAAGAATAGATACCATATTTTAATATAATGTCATATAATTCACCCGAGTGTAACTTTCGATACAAGGTTTCTTCCCTGGAAAGGGTCGTTGACGGAGATACCATTGACGTTTGCATTGATCTAGGATTTGATGTATGCACGAAGCAGCGTGTCCGTCTTCTAGGGATCGATACACCCGAGTCTCGTACTCGCGATACTGTGGAAAAGGTCTTTGGTCTTATCTCCAAGAAGAAGCTCAAGGAATGGTGTCTAAAGGCGGTCGCGTCTGAGAAAGATGACATTGAAATTGAGCTTCGCTGCCCAGAGGCGGATTCTAGGGGTAAGTTTGGGCGTGTACTCGCCGAAGTCTGGGTTTCTGAGGACGGTGTATGGACCAATGTCAATAAATGGCTATGCGATAAGGGATACGCAGTGCCTTATGTCGGTCAAAATAAGGCAGATGTTGAGAAGCTGCATATCGAAAATCGTAAGCGACTCGTTGAGCAGGTAAAGGATAACGCGTTATATCCAGAGATTATTGCTAGTATCACAAACTAAATATAACACGGTAGTACAAAAAAATCACCATTCGCCCTTGTAGCTTAGTTGGTAGAGTGTCGGCTTTGTAAGCCGAAGGTCACGAGTTCGAGTCTCGTCAAGGGCAGGGCTTGTAGTGAAACGGATATCACACTGGACTTCTAATCCAGCATTCCGGGTTCGATTCCCGGCAAGTCTGTTTATTCATTTTCAGATAAACGAAGAAGATTAATAATATCCATAAAGTAATCTAAAGATGCGTTTACGAAATCGCCGGAATAATTCCTCTGCAATATCGTATTCGTATCATACACCACGAACAGTGCAAATATTAACGTAAGAATCTTAGTGTAAGATTTATTTCTGCTAACACGGGAATCTAGTGAACGAGAAGAGTATACATTGATAACGCGAGCAATCAATACCGCTAAGAGGGAGAAAATCAACACAATACCGAGAATATTAAGATTATATCCCATTTGCACTGTAAAAACACCCATCGTAAACATAAGAATGAATATACCTATTACTTCAAGTAAAGCCTCTTGTAAATTGGGTATATCATGAATACTCATACCACCAAGGAAAGATATAATACCGAAAACAGCTACCTTTACGGGTATAGGTAGGGGTACAAAGGACATAAAGAGTATTAACATGATAGATGCTAATCCTAAAAATAATCTATTAGACTCTGCGACGGTTTTCATGTTCACATTTCGGGTGGTTGCCTCGGCGGCCCTGTACGCGATAAAAATTTGAAAAATAAGGTGCCCAAACACCGCCGCCATAAAAGGTATCTTCTTCTGTAAATTACTCATTTATATTAGATTACAAATTATTTCATTCTACACTTGCATAAAAGTAGGTTTGGTCGTTTTGTACCGTGCAAATGAAGCCTTATCGTTGATGTAATATTTACGATACGCTTCAACTACGTTTGGACACTGGTACGCCACCGGCATACATTCGGGGATTCCCTGTGTCGAGTAATACGCTGTATCACTTTTATGTTCATCGAAATGGGGTGGTACATTATTCTTGAGCCACAGTAAATGTCCTTCGCATGTATGAATTTTACCGTAGCGTTTCGTGTATTCTTTTGATAGGGCTAACCCGATTTCACACGCGAACATGTAATTACGAAGACTCGAAGAAATCCACATCGTCATAGGATGCTTCTTGTGCGCGGGTTTGTACCCACGTTG